ATCCGAATGTTGCGGTTTTTACTCTTTGGCGTTGTAGTTGTTGTGAGGTCGTTACATCCTGCCCTACGACATAAGCACGGATGGGCTGCTGAAACTGACTACCTATGCTTTGTGCAAGTTGGTTTAGGTTGGACTGCCCTACGATGTTAAACTGCGCAGGGGTTGAGGGCTGCGAAAGCGTGTTTGTTATGGCAGGGCTGCTACCACCGCCACCCGATTCAGTAGGCACTTGCGTAGCGGTTATCTTTCGTGCGTTTGCAATACCTGTTGCAACAATTCCTGCGGCTCCTATATAGCCAAATATACCGCCCTGCGCAAGAGCCTTTGTAGCTCCCGTATATGTGTCAATGGCTACCTGCGCTAACGCGATGCCTTTACCAAGCAGCGTATTCTCACCTACGAGTTGTGCAATTCCGTTTAGTGCGCCTTTGATAGCATCTAACTTTGCCTGCTGCAAGTTCTTCTCCAAAGCCAAACGCCCTGCTGCGTTCTCCGCTTCAAATAACTTCAGAGCATTCTCTGCCTCTGCTCTTGCTGCGGTTCCTGCCTTTGTAGCCGCTACCTCTTGCTCAAGCAATGCCTTCTTGCGGTTAAAGACATTTTGGGCTATCTCTATTTCTTTCTCGGCTCTTGCTACCGCATCATCTATGAGTTCAAGTTGAGCGTTCTGCTGAATCTCAAATATCTCTTGGTCGGTCTCACCGATGCTCTTGGTGATGTCTAACTGCTCACGAAGAAGTGAGTTTTGATTTGCAAGGGCTTCAGACTCTTGACCAAGTAGCCTTTCTGTCAAATCAGTTAGCTCTAACTTTGCTTGTGCTAACGCAACTGCATTCTCCGCACTATCTATAACGGCTAATTCTGCTTGCGCTAAATCAATCTTTTTTTGTATTTGTTGTTCTTCTAAAGCGGCTTGTTTCTTAAAAGAGTCAAGTAGCTCTGCGTTTTTTTGCAGCCTTACGTCAATAGATGTATTTTCATCATCACGCAACTGCCGCAGCTTCTCTTGACCTGCTTGGAACTCAAGCTGAATCCTTTGCCGTTCTATATCAGCAAGTGCTGCGGCCTTTCGTAACGCGACCAATTTCTCTGCATCGCTTGTGGCCTTGTCTATATCCAACTCCTGCACCGCCTTTACAACGCTCTTGGAAACTGCTACAACGGTCTTTGCTACCTCGCCTGCGGCTTCTGCAAGGTTATTGATGACCATCTTGCCACTCTCCAAAAGGTTCTCCCCCGTCTTGGTCAACTCCTCACGGGTGAGGGCTATCTCCTTGTTTAGTTCTTTGATGCGTGTTGCATCCTTATCTCCAAAAAAGGACTTCTCCCAAGCAAGCTGCGTTTCAAGTACCGCTAATTGGATGCCCTGTATGATGCCTACAAATACATTAAGCACTCCGCTAATCAAGCCACCAAGCACCTTCTTCGTTGCATCAAATCCTCCGTTGAGTTTGTTCTGCTCCTCTACTGCTCCAAAGATTGCTTCGGTTATCTTACTGAAGATAATGCTCAAGGTAGTCATTACCTTGCTGACCGCATCTACTACCTTTTGGTTGCTTTGAAAAGCCTCCGATAGTTTATCTACTACGCCAACAAGAAGGCCAAGACCAAGACCGCCTTTGAGTAGGTTTCCTAATCCGCTTGCTGCTCTCTTTGCAAGCTCAAAGGGTGCGGTTACGACTTTCTTTAGGCCGTTGAAAGCCTTGTTGATGATACCGCCCGTCTTCTTGGCCTCCTTGCCTACGTCAGCAGCTTCCTTCTGTACGCCACCGAGATTCTTCTCAAGCTCCTCAATCTTTTTATTAAGCGCATCAATCTGCTTCTGAAAGCCCGAAGTATCTCCTTCAATACGAATTTCCTCTACTACTGCCATTATCTACGTTTTAGAAACTCCTTCCAAGTTCGTGGTATTGCGTTCTTGCCCTTTGCTATATCAATAGTTTCGGAGACGTTGCGATAGTCACTTGCTTGCAGCAGTTCTATCAAATAACTTAAATAGGTGGGCTTCATACTACGTTAAGGAGTTCAAATGATGCTTTGCCTGTGGTCATATTTAGACTCACGTTGTTTATGATGTACTTGGTGTTGTTCCAAATGATTGCATTCTGAAGGTTCAGCGTGATGATTTTACCAATGGGCAACACCGCATCTACGTTGTACACCCTTCTTGCTTTCGCGTACAGGTCGGTGATGTAGTCGCTCCACTCGTTATTGTAGAGGCTTTGGTTGACCGATTGCAGATGGTATGGGTCTATGTCTGCGCCAAAGGTGATAGCGTGTGATGCGCCTGCACTATCGTAGCGGTTTGAGGTATTGGCATACCAAGCAACGGTGACCTCCTCGCTTGTGGTGTTGTCAGAGTTTACAAATGCAACAGGATTTGGAGTTAGGTTGTAGTCATCAAAGTAGCCGTAGAATAAGATAGGCGCACCCAAGTATGGATTCAACGTGCCTGCTTCATCAGTATCTCTTGTAATGCTTTTGTAAACGAGTACGTTGGTAAGTGCGCTTGTATCTTGGTCGGTCAGCCTTTCAAACAAGGGGCATTCAAACGGAACCTCAATTAGGAACTCATCGCCATCAAAACTAAAGGTGTTATTCAAATCCCCAAAGCCGACATTGTTTGTTTGCAGGTATTGGAAGCCAAGTATCTGCTCTGTGGGTTGGTACTTAAATTCAATCTCCCTGTAAAGCGGTGGGCGGTTTACGGTGTACTCCGTGATGTCAAGATAGGTCTGATAGTTTTGGTCGGTTCCTGCTGCGTACCAATCTTCCAATGGCTGAAGCAAGAAGCTCGTGGATGTAGTTGGCACTATCACCATATTGTACATCTTCAGAATCCCTGCCAAGAAGTCCTTGACCTTGATTTCGGGCATTATATCTGAAACAACTACGCTGAAGGAATAGCTTGCCGATGCGGTTTGGTCTACTTCAAATGCAACAACCGATGTGCTGATATTTGTTGCCTTGTAGTCCGTGCATTGGTATGTCATCGCAGTTGGCTGCTGCGGTCTAATAAATAATTGTACCGTAGCGGTCAGACCGAGTGTGCTTGGGCCATCAACAGATATAAAGGGGAATATAGATGTTACTGAAGAGGCAGGGTGAGAAGCTATTAGAATTGATTGTTGAAATACTCCATTTAAAAAAAGAGCAAGTTCATAGGGCTCTGAAGCGTTCTGTATTGTTACATTTACTTGATATGGCGAAGTAACATTTAATGGAGTCCAAGTATCGGTAGCCAAATCGAACTGCGAACCGCTGCCCGTATTGCGATTCATATTTATTAACTGATAGGCAATGTCGTTGCCCCCTGCAAATAGATAGCCCTCAAACCTGTGTAGCCATAACGACAAATCAACAAACGGAGTAGCAGCCAAGAACGCTCCTGTAAACGTGATTCCGTACTTCTGCTCCATAGCATCAAGGATAGCCGTAACCTTTAGAGCAGGCTTTAACTCAAAATAACGGATGCCACGCTCCCCTTGACTGCCACCACCTGCTTTGTGAGCAATGTTGTTAATGTCATCAGCACCTGCTCCCGCACTTTGATAAAACCAATTCTTTACAGGACTGCATAGCGGATAAAACAACGGAGCGTAATTGTCAGTAGTAAGCCTTTCAAAGACCGCATCATCGGTGTACTCGTGGTCGTAGTCGCTGAAGTTAAGGTCGTACAAATAGTCCTCGCCAAATAAGTCGGTAAGCGTTACAACATCCCCATAGAACGTCAGCGTGTACGCATAAGGCTCTGTGCCTTTCAACTGCACGTTCTCTACCTCAATCACACCCGTACGGAATGGCAAGGAGTTTATTTCAATTCTTGCTTCTTGCCTTAACCGACCATCAAAAGTGTTAACTGTGCTTGTCGTAGTTGCACCTGCGTTCCAAGCCGTGTTAAAAGTATTCCAAGTGATGCCGATGCTATTCCATAAGGGGCTGCCGCCTGTCTCGGTAGTGATTAGCGACTCCGTGATATTGGCGTTGTAGTAGTGCTGAAGTATCTCGTTATTGCGTGGGCTTGCAGGAATGGTAAACCCCTGCGTGAAGTCCGTGAACACCTTGCTGATGTCCTGCACGTTCTGCACCGATAGGTTGATGCTTATCTCCTCATCATCAAAGATGTCAAGGCGAAAGCCATTAACGTAAATATCAACCTTGTTCATCGTACCAAGCTGCGCTCATCAAATCCGAAGTCAAAGGACATCGTGTAATTGATAAGCTTTGTGTTCACGCTCTTTTGATACTCTATGCTTCCACGATTCGGAACTGCACTCACCCAGTTACTATTGGTATAGACCGCAACATACTCGCTCATCAGAATGTCCTCAATGGTTTCATCGTAGTCTTGGTCAACGAACCCTGTGTTTAGAGTTAGGGTGTTGCGAGAGTTGACGTTGAAGGATTGGTACTTGCCTATCTCCAATGAAGGGGTGGTGAAGCCATCGTTGTAGATGCTCTTTTGGTAGGAGTCCTGCGTGAAGTTCCCACGCTCATCGCTGCGCTTGAAGAACGTGATGAAGTCAGCAACGCCAAAGCGGTTGATAAAGGCCACCTGCACAGGGTCGTACTTGGGTTCGCAGATTACATAGTAGCGAACTCGCCCTATCTCGTTTGGAGAGTCCTCGTTATCCAAGAGAATTACATCGTAGTACTGCCCTACGCCACCATTGGTCTGTGCGCTTGGCTTTACTTCCGCAGGTAGGTTACCATTGTTCTCAAGGTTAGCAGCACCTACGCCTGCATAGATTACAAGGTCTTGCGAGTTGTTGCTTGATGGGTTGGGTGGCGTTGTGCTGCCCCCCCCTGTGTTTGTCAGTAACGCGGTGGCTCCACCCTGCCAAGTGATGCGGATTGCACCCAAAGCATTAGCTACGCTATTATTTAACGCAAGGGATTCGTAGTTGCCGACAAGCACCTGCCTATCTCTATCCGTTGCAAGCACCAACTGCGATACCGCAACAGGGGCGATGTTATCACGGGTTGCCCACCCATCGGTTGCGATAAAGGCTTGAGCGTTGGAGTTTGACCATACCGCAGTTTCAGGGGCAGTTCCATTGTTAGAGTATGTCCAATCACCAAGAGGCGCAACCCACAATACCTCCGCAGGAGGACTCTGCGTGAATCCTATGTCATTCCATACGATAAAGTCGTGGTAGAACTCCGAGCGCACAAGGTCGCTGATTTCGTAGTTGATTACCTCGTTGATAGAGTACGTCTTATTTAGAGTATAGTTTGCCGTTCCTGCGGGTAATGTCTTTGCTCCGTAGTAAATCTTTAGCTGCAATGACATCGCATCAAGCGAATCGTTTGTCAAAGCGTTATTCTTGCCCGTGATAAACAAAGGGCTACGAGCCATTGATAAGCTTGCAGGGCGTGATAAAGTAGGTGTACTCATTTGGTGGTTCTAAAGTCTTCTTCTGTTAGTTTGAATGCCTCTACTAATTCGGGCGGTAATTTTGCAAAGCCAAGTTTGAATGGTGTTGTAAAGAAATTCGTTGGTTTAATACCCTGCCGAAATACGGACTCACGGACCGCAAAAGGATTTAACCCCTTGCTTTCTGCCCAAGCCTTGAATGCAGATACTGGCGGCTTCTTGTCCTTGTAGGAAAATGGACTATTCGGTGCCTTCTGCTTCCAAATCTTGCCCTTGTTGTTTGTTCTCTTAAATGCGCTTGTAGTCTTTCTTGTGCCTCCTGCGCCCTTTACTCCTTTGTCTTGGAACTCACCATAGTCCTCCATAAAGAAACTCATTGAGAACTTATCATTTGAGTAGTACACGCTATACCGAAGTGAATTGTAAAGGGTCTTGTTGAAGTTGTGCTTGCCTTTGGTGAGATTACTCCTCGCCTGTTGAATGACATATTTGCCAAACTTAATAAGTACCGCAGCAATCAAGTCCTCCCGTGCCATTTTAGCAGATGCTTATCTCGGTGTTTGCAAGCAGCACATCAAACGTGGCAGTCCACCCTGCAAGCAGGTTCTCAAACCTCTCGCTAAAGGGAACGCAAGATGCGGTGCCATCCAACTGGTAAAGGTCGGTGTACAGAGTACCCCTGCGCAGTTCTGTCACCACATCATTGATGACTGCGAGCTGCGTGTTCAAGATATTCTGCTCGTTGCTCGTGCCGTAGAACGGCTCTGCCTGCAAGCGTGGGTTCTCTTTGGTCTCATCCACCAAGTCCATACAAACGATGCTTACATTCATCCGTACTATCTGTCCTTCGAATGTTGCTTGGTTGATGATGATGTGACTCAAAGGGAAGATGGTCTGCTTGTTTAGGTCGATGTCAAAAATATCCCCTGTCGTTACCACGTTGACTTGGCTATTGGCTTCAAGGGTATCTTTCAGCTTGGTGGTGATGTCGTAGAACTGTCTCATTTTATTGACTTTTTTATTAGGTCGTTTTCAACCTCTTGCTTTTGCTTTTCAAAGGTGAGGAAGTGTAGGCATTGGTGGATGGGAAGTTGTGTAATTGACTCAAACTGCCTAATGTCTCCCTTAGCGAGTTGATAGATTGTTGCATACCATCCCCACTGCTTGGCGAATTGTCCTTGCTTGGAGTATTCGTTTGACTCTTCGCCTCCAAAGAGGTCAGCATAGCTTGCAGTAACTCGTTCCCTAAATGCCAAAAAAAAAGCGTTGCGCCCATCGCAACATTCATCGGGGCTTGCTTCATCTGCTCCGAGTACTTGCCTGCTCCCTCGTATGGCTCTATCAGGTACCGATGCTTGACCTCGCTTGTGATAGGGCGATACAATACCGCCATCGCTTTGTGCAGGTCTTGCACGTCTTGCAGGTATCCGTCAAGGTCAACGAACTCACCGTAGGTGATATTGTCAAGCTCTGGGATAAACCCGTACTTGGTGTCCCCCATCGTGAAGGTTGGCGTGAGGCTTGGCTTCTCGTTTATCATCGCACTAATGTGCTTGCTGATATGGCTCACATCTTTGATGCGTACGTTCGGAAGATTGGCAAGAGGCACTCCGCAGAATATCTCAAGCATCTTGTGTGTCAAGAACTCCTCATCGCCCTCAAGCCTCGCAAAGCGTTGGTATTGGTCAAGCGTTATCTCCGACAGGGAGGTGGGTACAATTACCTTTAGTTCCATTATTAAAATAACCTTTTAGTTTTAGCGTATGGCATACCTGCCAAAGTTAGGTCTGCTTAGTTTGTTGTAGGTTGCATAGCGAAGCGCATCTATGGCGTGGTTGAATGCATCTATGGGTTTGTTGAGCAGGTTGCCGTTCTTATCCTCTACCCACTTGTAGTTCTGAAGTTCCTTGATTAGGTTGCTGCTTCGTGGTGTAACAAATAGCTTGTGCCGCTTTAGCACATCAATGCCCACTATGACGCTATCTGCGCCCTTCTGCGTGGGTTTCACGTTCCATCCCATACGATGCAGCTCCTCAATAGATTTGGGTTCAGCAGAGTCAGCATATATCTCTGCCCTTCGGTCAAGCCCAAGTGAGGCAAGCACGTTGCTGATGTCGGGGTTGGTCATCCCTGTGCGGTAGATAAGCTCATCTACATAAAGATTGTCCCCCGACTTGTAAACCGCCACAAGTGCGGTAGGGTCATTGGTGTACCCAAAGTCCATCCCGTGACATAAGAGCGTGGCATCGCTTGGAATCTCTGCCTGCCCGTATTGGAAGATGGTGGCTCTGCTCATCCCACGTTCTCCAAGTCCGTAGATTCTCCAGTAGTCATTGTCCGTATGTTGCAGCCTCTCTATCTCCTCCACGATTGAGGCATCCAAGAACGGATTGTCAAGGTATGTGGACTGGATGTAGGTGACATCATCCCTTGTCAGCAGCTTGTCGTATATCCAATGGAACGCATCAGAAGGGTTGTAGTCAACCCATATCTTGCCTGTGGTACGAATCAAGAGCTGAAAGAAATCCTCCCACGTTAACTCGTTTGCCTCGTTGCAAAATAGGTAGTCACGTCTCGCCCCCCGTTTCTTCTGCGGTTGGTCAAGGCTGATGAACTCAAAGAGGTTCCCATTCAGTTCGTAGGTGTAGTCGCTCTTGTTATGCCTTGCCTCATCATAGAGACCGTTGGCATTTAGTATTTCAAAGAAGTCACGATAGGCCGTCATCTTTAGAGACGGCAGAGACTTGCGCACAATAGAATACACCTTGCCTCTATCCTCCATCGCCATCACGATGAGCATCTGCAAAATGGAGTAGGTCTTACCCGAACGGCTACCGCCTTGATTGACTACTATCCGAGTTGGGGCGGTGTAGTTCTTTTCAAAGAGTTCGCTACTCTTGATGTTTAGCTCGGACAATCTCTACCTTGATTTTCGTTAGCTCATCCGATACCTCGTGTGAGTTCTCCACCCTTGCGAGTTTGGGAGTCGTGTACTCTGCCATCTTGTTCAACAGGTCAAGTGCGCCCTTCGGGTCATCAGCAGCAACTTGGGTGAGCCATAGGGTCATATTCTCAAGGTTGGCTTCAATGAGGGTTTGGAATGCCTCTCGTATTTTATTGGTGGTCTTGTTTGGTGTTCCTGCGGGTCTTCCTGTGTTGCCTGCTATGAACCTGCCTTTGTCATCTTTCATATCCGTTCAATTCCGTTATTTTCGGTTGTATCTAAATAACCCTTTTTGCGAGGTGGTGATTGTGTGTTGCTTGAAGTCGCTCCTTCCATTCTTTAATATCACCATAAGCAACGTGACAATTACGGCATAGTGCCATCAGGTTTTCTATGGTATCAGCAATTTTGCTTCCACCCATTCCACGAGATTCTATGTGGTGGATGTCTACGGCTTGGCCTTGACACACCTCGCAGGGGATGAAGTCAGTTGTGGAGTAGCCCATCCCTTTTAGGTAGACCTTTGTGTGGTTCTTCACCTTTGGTAAATCCAACAGTCATCAATGAACCAAGCACGGGGCAGCAGTTCATCTACGGCTTGGATTACTCCCTTCCAATTCTCGTGGTAGTCATCTCCTGCGATGAAGCCTCCCTTCTTTACTTTGGGTAGCCATAGCTTGATGTCTTCCTTTACCGCCTCATAGGTGTGGGTGAGGTCTATGAATACCACGTCTAATGATTCGTTGGCAAACTTCTTTGATGCTGCTTTGGATGTTGCTTTGATGGCCTTGTACTTGCGGTCTCCCATATTCTCCACAAAGAGATTGTAGATATTCTGTTCCGTTGCAAGTTTATGTGTGGTCGTCAGTTCGTTTGGCGAACCCTTCCAAGTGTCAACGATTGTGATTTCTTGGGATGTTGCTTTGTCGCATAGGTAGGCTGATGACTTACCGAGCCAAGCACCCAGTTCTACGAATGTGCCGTCTTCTGGCATATTGGCAAGGAGGTAGTCGTATGCTGCTTGGTGGTTGAACCACCCGTCTATTTGTTTGCTCGTTTTCATTTTAGCGCGTTGTAATAACAAAGGTACTGCTCTACGCATATAAGTGTGCCGAGCCTTGCGGCTTCACTTGCAAAGATACCATCGGCCTCATACGTCATTTCAAAGCGTAGGTTGGGCAGGTCGTATGGCTTGAACATATAGCAGGCGGTATCTATGTTGCCGACTCTTGGTTGGTCGGTAGGGCGTAGCCTACCTATCTGCCCCCACGTTACGATTGAGCAGTCAAGGCCGTTTAGGTTGTTCCACTCCTCAAGGAATTTTGGATGCAGGATGTTGTCATCATCCAGATAGTACACCCAATCTTCTTTGGTAAAGGAATCAGCATACAATTCAAGGAACTCATTGCGTAGTGGGTTACCCATATCCCCAGTGCGTGTGGAGTAGTGTGTGACTGATGCGCTTGTTGCTCCCTTGTAGTTGGTAGAGGCATCCATCATCACCACCCACGTTGCATAGGCAGGTATATGTTGTTTTAGCCTTACAAGGTTATGAGGGCGTGAGCAGGGCGTGACTATGTAAAGCATCGCAGTTCGTTTATTTTTTCCATCGTGAAGTCCTGCACAAACTCATATAACGATTCCGTTAGGTCAGCCACTTGGTTGGGGTTTTCACTTAGCCTCTTGATTGCTCCTGACCATTCGCTTGGGTGCTTGATGGCAATGCAGTTCTCTTTGGTGATATAAGGTGAATAGGGTTGTGTGTTGCTCACTATCAGAGCGCACTTGCTAAAGCCCGCCTCCAACATCTTTAGGTGCGACTTGCACTTGGCAAACTCCGATGTCGTAAGCGGTACGAGGCTTACATCAAAGAACTCATAGAGCTTGTGATAGTGTGTTGGTGGCATCGTGGGCAGCTTGTAGCTTGCCCTCATTATTTCAGGGTACCCATCTACGTCAGCAACATAGCTTTGATAGCCCTCAAGGTTGATTGTAGACTCCCTTACGTCTAATGCGTGGTGGTTGCCTCCGATATACCCGAAGCGTATTTCTTCGCTTTGCTCTCTCTCTACTTGCCACGTGGGTACGCTGATGGCGTTTGGTATGATTCGGATGTTGCTATTGTACTTCTTGACCTTTGAGGCAAGGTGCTTGTTGGTTACCCATACCTCATCCGCTGCTTTCATAGAGCGAATAATCTTCATCTTCATTTGAGCTGAATATACCCCAAGCAAAGGATGGGTAGGAGGCAGCACCCACCAATCATCGTTATCAACGATTAGCTTGATGCCTTCCTTGCGGCAGAGCTTTACAAAGTCATCAAACGGCTCAACAGGAAATATCCTTGAGGTAAAAATGTGAGTGACCTTCGGCCATATCTCAGGGTCAATATCCGTTATCTTCTCAATGAAAAAGACATCGGCATCCTTGTGGCATATCAAGGGTGCAAATGTCCTGTGGTGAGAGACTCCAGAGTTCTGCTTGTGGAAGGCAAGCACAAAGGGTCTAATCATAAATTAGCCTCTTGGTCTTTGAACCATTGCGCCATCGCTTTGCGGTCTAAATACTTTACCCACATACGAGCAGCAACTGCTCTACGTTGGGGCTTGAAGGGGTAGGTGCTACGGAGCTGCGCCATTGCTATCCTCATAAATTGCTCTTGCATTATTCTTTGGTATTTGAGGTGTTGCAAAAAATGCAACGATTGGTTTTATGTTAAAGGTTGGTTTTCCAATGGTATTCACATTCCCCGTTCTTGATAGGTACGCCAACAAAGAATGATTGGTACATTCCCGTTGGGGCGGTGTAACGGTAGCAGGTTGTGTTCAGGGGGCAGTCTGTGCCACTGCATTTAGTGATGTCGGTCATAACGTGCCAACAACTGTGTACGAGTCCAAGTCCTCACCCAAGATGAAGAACTGCTTGTACATTTCAATAGCCTCAAGGGTCTTGCGCTCACCCTCTGCCACGAACTCTGGACTCACCGAGTAGATGCCTATGTCAAGGCTTGCCTTGTCAATAGCGACAAAGAAGAACTTATCAATCGGCACTCCAAAGAGTCGGGTGTAGATAAATGCCTGCACATCGTATCCGTATTTCTTTGCAGAGTAAGGGAAGGCTCGGAGGTCGGTTGTTGTTTTTAAGTCAGCCAAGAAACCATCAGCATAGATGTCAGCCTTCGCCCTAAAGGGCAGGCCGCCAATCATACCAATCTTTGGCACTTCAAACTCGCAGCCTGTGATAAGCCCAAGCACGTTCTCGTTGCGCAGGAGCGCATCAGAGATGCGTTGCGCTTCGTTGTACTCCTTGCGAGTGCATAGGTTACGCTTGCCCTTTGCATCCTGCCAAGCCTTTGCGTTCTTGCTCTGTACCTCAATGACCTCGTAGTCCGCTACCCTGTGCGGCTCAAGAGCCATAAGGTGAACAAGGCGGCCTACTGCAAACGCATCAGACTCCTCGCTGCCGTACTTCGTGACGTAGTGATACGTCTTGGGTGATGTCAGCAGCAGCTTACAAGCCGAAGATGACAGGGCGTTCTTGCCCAACACTCCGTAGTAAAAGTCATCATCGTGCATCTTCTCAAGGATTGTCTCCATATCCCAAGTGCTTCCGTCAAGTAGTTCTATAATTTTCATTTTGTTTCTGTTTTGAATGTTGCTTCGTACCATTGCTCAAAAGGCACACGAAGCAAGGCATCGTGGTAGGCCATACGCAAGGTGACTTTCTCAATCAGTTCTATGTCTTTTAAGATTGATTCGGATATGTCTGCCGACTTCAGTTGTCGGAGTAGTTGGGAGATAGTTTCGTATTTCATTTTGATTGGTTTTAATTATTCTTCTGATGCGACTTGAGTTGCCCAGTTCATCCACTTGATGTAGATGTCATTGGCAAGGTTTGGTATATCCCTGTAAATGGATGTGGTAGGGTATGCGGTGGTGTTGGTATAGCCATCCTCGTTGTATGACTCCTCTATGTATGTGATTTGCATCTCGTACTCGTAGAAGTCAGCAACGTGGGCAAAGCCGAGCCACTTGGCAAGAATCTCATCGGAGTTCTTGTCATCGGGGTTGTAGTCCTCAAGGGCATCCCAGTAAGACTGCGGTAGTAGGTCGGCATCTTCAAGCCAGAACTTTAGGTCGTTGTAGGTGAATATCATATCCCAAGAAGTTCAAGAGTCCATAGGTATGCCCAAAACGTCAGCGCAAGAGCGCAGAAGTAGGCCGTGTTTTTAAGTAGTAGTTTCATTCTGATTGGTATTAAATGTTCTCCAAATGTAATACAACTTTTTGAATTACCAACACTCCAATAAAAAATAAATAAAAAAAAGAGGACTACTTGCCCTCTCTGAATTGCGTGTAGCAAACTGCTATTGCTTGGTCTTTATTTGGGTACTCGCTTCCGATAGCCTCCAAGCAGCGTTGGATGTATTCGGATTGCTTTTCACCACTTTTGGGTTGAGGGATTGGCATAGGTTAAAACTTTAAATGAAACTAATCTTTGAATGTCTGGCAACTCAAGTCTGCTTATCACATCCTCCCTGCCTTCTCTTTGGTAGTATTTTCTTGTCGCTTCTTGCTTTGTGACAAACACAGGCTCTACAATCTGCTCACATAGCCGTGCAAGCTCTTGCGTTCTCACCATCACAAACCCTCCAAGCTCTGGCATATCAAATGCAATGTACTCGGCTTTGCCGTACATCCATCCGTTATCTCCTTTTACATTTTTGAACTCTACCCAGATGGTGTTGGGGTGGTTGCCCCCTTTTACGTCTACGGATGTTGTTCCGTTTAGCCGTGTAACGAAGTAGTCAATGTGGTCGTAGATGTCGGTGTTGCGGTCTGACTTCTCACAAGAGTAGCCAATGGCTTCGCAAGCCTCTACAAACCTCTTTGCAGTAATGTCACCAACTTGATTGGAGTATACCCTGCGCTCGTTACTGACCATAAGCGTTGTATAGGGTCTCAAGCTCCTGCACCCTACCACGAAGGCAAGAGCCGCAGTTGGTCGGCTTCACGGAGTCTTTGAATACTCGGTTGTAGATTCTATTCACTTCCGTCTGCTCAATAGCGGTCACGGTGTTCCTGCCACGCATCTTGCCAACAAACTCATACTCCTCTTTGGTTAAGCATTCAGGCTTCCTATACCGAAATAGCTTGTTTAGTTTCTCCTTACGGGCATCGCATCCGCAGTCAACACCAGTTGCTTCGCTAAACCAATCTACCGCAGCCTTGATTCCTGTGGCAGTTGTGATTTGCTCTATGGTATCACCCAAGCCGCTTGGCTTCTTTGTACGCTTGGTAGGTGTCTTGGCAGTCTTCTTGGATTCGCTCTCTTGCATTTTTTAGTGTGTTGAATATGGAACGTGCTGAAATCTTGGTCTCATCCGCTAACGTGCGAATGGACATATCGGTGTTGTGGTATAGTGCGAAAATCTTTTTGTCGTACCAATGCCAGTCAGTTTGGGTTGACCACACCCTGTCGTAAAGTTGGATAAGTTGCACCTCTGCATCTTCGTTGGCCTCCTCATAAATGAACTCCTCTAAGATGTCTACGTCTACGAATTCAAATCTTGCTCTCTGGCGCATTAAGGTGGCGTACATATTGCGGAGCGTAACGTACACGAAGAAGGTGTTCACCTCCGTTTCGTTGTACATTATTTTCTCGGCATCATCAACGTATTTGTACAGTCTGACGTACATCTCCTGCACAAGCTCTTGGGCAAGGTCATCGCTTGCACCAAAGCTCTTGCACATCCGAATCCAGTCCGTCTGTCGCTTTGCTAATACTGCGAGGAGTCCCAAGTGATTTCTACAATTACAACAAACAGGGCAAACTGAACGGTGTGCATCACAATATCCTCTTCAAGGTAATCGGTCTTTGACCAGTTAGCCCCAACTACAAGCCCATAGATTGGGTAAAGTCCTACGTTAAAATTCATTGAATGTCCGTTTTAGAGTTAAGTATAGTTCTTTATACTTAGATAACTCCGCTACCACCTCGTTGAGTTTATTTAGTTCCTGCTCCAACGCTTGAAAGTCGGGCTTGTCAATCGTTGCCATCGGGTTCTCCTCAAGAACGCAGCAGGCTACCTTATAATAGTGCTGATAGTCCCCGTAGATAAGACGGTCTTTGTGCATCCTTACGGCATACGCCACCGAGCTATGGTCTTTGTCTATGGCCTCACCGAGTTCGTGAAGCGTGGCGTGGTTTCGGAATGCTGATACGAATGCTGCTCTCGCGGTGGATTCTTTATGCGCACGGCTTCCATTGTCTTGGAATCCCAGACGGGCATAGTACTGTTCCTTGCTTACTTTTAATTGACGTATTTCAAATGGTCTCATTAGCATTTGCAGCGTTTCGCTCTGCCCTCGTTGTAATTGGTTATTATTTTAGTCATCGGCATAGTGTAGTGCTTGTGGTCTTTCAGTCTTTTGAACTTCATCTCACTCGCCCACTCCACTAAATTGTCATCTTTGTCTTGGATAATGGTGTAGTCCACCACGAGGTAGTCCACCCCATCTACTGCAAAGCATTCGTACTTCTGGAAGGGTGAAAGGATTTGCTTCATAGCGAGTCCTCAATAATCCCTTGCAGGCGTTGTATCTCGTATATCATCTGCTCGCTATCAACTCGCAGCTTGGCGTTGGCAAGGTACATCTCGTTCATCTTACCCTCTGTGAACTGTCGGTAGTCAATGAACTGTTGCAAGAGTAGGTCTGCGTAGTGGCAGCTCATAACGTGGTGCAGGATGTCATCTTGTACTTCCCTGCCTTTTGCTTTGTCTGCTGCTTGCTGCGCCAACCACATCGCAGTACCCGCAAGCATCAACTGCTTCTCCCGAATGTAGAGGTCGTGGCTATCGTCAGAAGGGTACATCGCTCGCAGGGGTTTCATCCGTTTTAATTGGCAGCAAGTTACGCCCGTTTATCACAAAGCCAACATTACCTAAAACGCTCTGAAGTATTAAGGGAGTTTCAAGGGGCGTGATGCGCCCTCCCGACTCCATCTCCTTGACCTTACGAACGTGGATGTGCGTGTAAATCCAATCGGTTTCGTGGGCGGCAAAGCGGTGAATTACGATTACGCAGTCCGACCTGTTGCCCCACTTACCGCCACCTTCAATGTCTGATGTGTTTGGGGGCATCGCCATACCCTCGTACTTGTGGCCTTTGTAGAATGTCTTACGCATTGCTTCGGTAACTGGGTGAGCGTTTACAATAGTGGTGACGTTATTCTGATGTGCAAATACCCGAAGCGCAGAGGCTACCTCGTAGTGGTATTCGTGCATCCCTGTCTTGCCTAATTTCTTTTGGTCTGTTGATAGGGAGTTGTAAGGGTCAATTAAGGCACCTGTGTAGTTCCATTCGTTCTTGATGGAGTTCATAATCTCAAGAAGTTCAAAGGCGGTGAATAGCCGATTGCCGTCAATAAATTGAAAATATTCGTTAATGAAGTCAAGCTTGCGGTACATCATCCCCTCATCAATTCCCTGTATGGGTTTGCATACTAAGAACTCAATGAGCTTACGCTTAAGGCTTGGCACTTCGTTCTCTGCCGAATATATCAGCCACTTCTTGCCGAAGTTATACGACTGCAAGAGCATAAGGTATAGAAGCGTGTGGGTCTTGCCTACGTTGGCGTGGCCAACTACGACTACAAACTCACCTTCTTTCAGGCGTAGGTATTGGTCTACCTCATAAACACCGAGCTTGCCTGTGTCGTAGTATTTACCCTTGAGGGCGCGTTGGAGGTATGGTAACGAAGATTCGTTTGAAAGGAGGTCGGGATGTATCATTGATTCTGATTGGTGAGCAAATATAACAAAATAATTGACATAAAAAAACCCCTCCGTAGAGGGGCTTCACACAACGACCTAATATAAAACCAATCAGAAAGGGTCGTTGCGATTTGCGAAATGCTCGGTGTGTGAGGCAGGAGCTGAACTTGCACCTGTCATCCAAGCATTGAAGGTCTCTGCGTTGGCAAGGATGGTGTTGACATCGTGTTGTGCTGCACAAGCGTACTCAACCGCAGCCTTCAAAGCAACCTGTCGGATGATTGAAAGTGAGCGCTCATCGTTATTTTTAGGCGCAGATGGTGCAGACTGGGTGTAACCTCCACCGCCAAAAGCATTGGCACGTTGGATTTTAACGGTACCCTTTTCGTTCTTGGTGTACTCCACATCTTCGCCTACGGCATAGGGTGGGGTTTGGGACTTGGCAAAAGCAGTACCGAAGTCTCCATTGTCAAAGCGAACCTCAAGCTTGAATAAATCTTGCCATTGGCCTGTGGGGGTGATTGAAATAATTTTTGACATAGTATAGATTGGTTTTAGATAAATAGAATTGATTGCTGCTCTAAAACATCAATACGAGCTTGAAGCTCTTGTATCTTGTTTTGAAGTGCTTGGATTTGTGCTTGTTGCACTTGCACCATTTCGGTGTAAACGTCTGAAGAAAAAGATAAAGTCATAACTGATTGGTTTTAAGTTATGCAAATATACAACTTATTCTGATACCAACAAACCCGTGAAGGTTATTTCTGCCGTGTCTTTTGGAATTGTCGTATCGTGTACCAACTTCAGAGACTTGACGTATTTGCGGCTATCATCCTTCACGCCACCCCAAGTCTTGAATGTGTCAAGGGCAAACTTCACCGCCATTATCGCATTGTCAATATCATAACGGTAGTTCACCTTGCAATGGATGTGGACATCCTTTATCTCTTGCAGGTCATATTTCTCAAGCTGCGACATCACCTCCTTAGATACCAACTCCTTCGCCTTCACACGGGCAGTCCAATGCTTTGATGCGTAGAAAGCGTTGAGGCTTGGAACCTTGCCCACGACAATCTTGTAAATCAATTATCGGGAATTAGATATCCACATTGGATGGCGAAGTGCAGGTCTATCTTGGCAATCTCACCCAGTAGCTCTTGTTCTTTGTACTTCGCCTGTTGGCGAGCTTGGTATGTGGCTTCGCAGTTAGACATTAGCGTAGCGCACTCCTCAAGGATGAAGTCTATCTTCCTGCGCTTGGCTGGGTTAGTATAGTACTGCATACTTTCCTGTTGTTGTTTGGCTTCCTTCGCTTGTTGCGCTAATGGTTTGCTGCTCATCTTGGCGTTCAAGTTCAAATTGTAGGTGAGCGATGGCCTTGCGGATGTCATCGCAGATAGGGTTGTGAGGTTTCTTACCTGCTCTCATTAGGTAGGTGAGGGCAGTTCCAAGATTGTAGTTATCAGGCTGGAAGTCCATCACCACATCCTTCGCCTCTATCTTCAACGTCTTGCCGATGTAGTACTTTGGTGTCATTGTTCAAAGGTACATCATCCCAATAAATGTAGATATGGTCATTCATTATTTAGAATCATTACATATTAGCATAAGGACTTGCGTATGTCAATTTTATTTTGTTTTTTTTACAAGTTAACTTGATTAGTTACTTAACTTAATCAACTTACAAGTTAACTTAAGTTAGTAGTTAGTCAACTCTTAACTTTACCAAACAACTTAAAGAAAAAGAAACTTAACAAAGAAAAAGAAAGAAGTTGCGTTCTAACGCATCCAAATACCTCAAGGCATACACTTATACCATTTTAGTATTTAAGTGCAGCAGAAGCCAAATAAACCTACTCTACGAGCTTGTCTATCCACTTCTTGATGAAGTACGCAGCGACAAGGATAAGCCCAAGCGTAACCGCTGCGCCTTCCAAAGTCCATCCCCTCTGCTTCTTCTCCTTCGTTAGAATCTTGGTTTGTGTGACTCGTATGGTATCGGGCAAGCAGGTTGCCTCAACGAATACCTTTCGGTCTATGTACTGGAGTTGAAGTCTTACCTTGTCTTGGTAAATTGTCGTGTCCTTGTAAAGTTCCAGAGTGTCGGTTAGGTACTTTGTCTTGGTGACAATTACCGTGTCCCTTACAACTACACTCTGAAGGACTGGTTTCACAGTAGCGCAACTGCTAAGAGCCGCAAGAGTCGCAGTCAGCAGGATTGTCCACATTGCAAGTCGGTTGGGGTTTAGTTTCAAGTTCATTGAGCCAGTTATCAAAAGAGGAGGTATTTAGTTTTGCCATTGTGCTTTACTGCTTTTAGGATTTGTTTTCGGTTCTTGCTACTTGAGTAACTAACGTGAACCCACGATGGCGCAGTATCAGAGCCAAATTCCCAAATGAGTTGGTCAAAGTCTAAATTGTCCTTTATCCAATGAAATAAAACATCGTTGCCTGCTTCGCACTTGAGGTCGGCTGCTTGGCCTTGAACGTGCTGCGATGTCTTTGCTCCCCCTACTTTGCTATTCACCGCAGGGCTGCGGTATGCACTCGTCACTTTCACCGCACCTAATGCGTCTCTCGTGGGTTGTAAGACGTTTTCTGCAAGCGCACGGAGGTTGGGTTCCAAGTGCTTGGGTAAAGCGTTAGGAAGCCCTGTTTTTGTAGCAGTCAGTTCTGCGAGGGTAAAGTTCTTGGTCACGTTTTTAATATCAAAAGTTGTACGTTTTACACATTATGCGCATTTGAGTTTACACTTTGCACTTTTTGCATAGTGCTTAATGTGCCTTTAATTGCACAATTTGTAGTCATAATGTACATTAAAACGTACATTAACAGGTAAAGTGCGCCTTAATGCACATTTTAACGACCCTGTGACTTGTAGGGCTTTGAGTAGTTCTTACTCGCCTTATTGCTGCTTGCACTCTTGGAATGCTTGCCTCGCTTCTTGCTCTTACTTATTCGTTGACTTACCGCCTGTTGCTTCGCCATCTTTAGGGTCTTTTAAAAACATAAGGGCAAACGCACCCATCATAAACGCACTCACCTCCGTGAGCGTGGCCTTCTCGTAAAACACAAGCACAAAACAAAGGCCGATGATTATCAGCCCAAGTAGAGTAGTCTTCGGGTTACCGAAGATGCGCTCAATTAGCACCTTTGTCCCTCTTGTAGTCCCTTCGCCACTTCCAAAGAGTGTACGCAAGTGAGGTTACAAGTACGGCTAAACCCAACGCTTGATGGGCGTAGCTTACGAGAAGTCCTGCTCCCGTTAAAGACCAAGACGTAATTACGCTATCAGCCGACTCCTTTGTCATCTTTGTTTAGGGTGTTCTCGTAGGCTTGAATCAGTACACGAACCTCATCTAATTGCATTAGTAGATTCGCCTCTTGCTGCTTTAATGCCTCAAGCCGTTGTTGTAGGTGTTCCACTTACTCGGCTACAACTTCTGCAACGGGTGCAGGAATCATTGCCCAAGCATCGTTGGCAAGGGTGCGGTAGTAGCCATCAACTCCCAATACCTCATCGGCAGCAGGGTCGTTAACTGCAAGCACGGTGCGCCAATAAGATGAAGCGATAACGGCTCCGTCTTTGGTAACGTCTGTGGTTTTGCGGACTGCGATAGTTCCGTCAAGTTTGACGTTAAAGTCGCTGATGTAGATTACTTCTTCAATCATTTTGTTTAGTTTTATTTATTAAGAGATAAAGTAGGTAAAGTTTACAATTATTGCGCTATCGTTTGCAAAGTCAGCGTTAGTAAGGGGTGTTCCAACACCCAATATAGTAGTTTCTTCTAATGAAATAGTTGTACTGTTAATCGCGCCATTACCTTGATATTGATTTGTAAAAGTTACTTTATCAAACCACAGAGTAACCGCGCTATAATTTCCATAATCATTAAAAATCGTAAAAGGCAATCCCGTAATTTTTGCAGCACCCGTAGAGCTTCCTTTGCTTGTTAAGGTCAAATAACCTGTTACGTTTACTTGCCTTCCTATCTTGGTATATTTTCCCGTGTTGAGGCTATAAGTCGCACCAACAGACGCACCGCCAAACGATACACCCATAGTCCAAGTGCCTTCTTCGTAGTCATCAAGGGCGTTGGCTGCTGCGGTGTCCCCGTTGAATTGGATGCCGCCTGTTGATGCTGATAAACGAACATAAGCATCTGTTGTTACACGCATACGCTCGGTTGATGCGGTTTCAAATACTAAATTGTTATCTGCTCCAACAGATGCAACGGCTCCGCCTCTAATTCCCAAGTAACCCGAATTATTTGCCAAATCTGACCAATAAATTGCATTACCACCACTTGGCCCGATTACTGATAATTTTACATCGGGCACTACCGTACCAATACCAACTCGGTTGTTCGCTGCATCTACAAATAAAACATTCGTATCAAAAGCAGCGTTGCCGCTTACTGCCAAAGTTCCTGCGATAGATGCAGCAGAAGTAGATAAAGACAAAGAAGAATCGTTGCCTAATCCGTCAGTCAAAGTCTTTAGTGACCCCGTTAGAGGCCCGTTGTCCGTAACCTTAATAAGGCTGTCGTATGTGTCCTGTGGGGTTGTCCCCGTAAGTGTTGTTCCCATATTTAATTATTATTTGGTTCTTGGCAATAAGAAGCATCGGGGTTAGCAACGCAGTATTCTGATTCGTATGCTGATTCCCATCCTGCAAAGATATGAACTCCGCAAGGTGCAGGCCATACCACATAAGACGCAAACGAAGTTGTCATTGGTTCGGCAGTCCACAAAATGTCAACTGCGTACTTTGGCGAGGTAACCTCACAAACTTGGTTGCCTTCGGCATCTGTTCCCCATTGGGTGCAAAGATGCCCGAGTTCTACTACCGCAGTAACTAATTCGGGGTTCCAATAGGTGTACGTTTCGCCTTCGGGGTCGGTACCCGTTAACTCAATCTTTGCTTTAGCCGTTGCCCATTGGGTAGGCGTGAACTCGTATTTTCTGAAATTCATATCGTGGTTAGTTCAATGCATTGAGCATCGGTTAATAACGTGGGAAATAAAAGCGTTTGGCTTAATCTACGAGAAACGCCAGCCAAAGCATTAAAATGTTGAACTGATGCCAGTGTTAGTGCGGCTGACGCTCCAGTGACTACCTTAACTCCGTTTTGAAAAATATCCGCAGTTGTGCCATTAAACTTGATAGCAATTTTTGGAGTATTAGACGTTGGAGTAAATAAGTTAGATAGAGCAGAACCGTTCCAATATTGAATAGTTAAACGGCTACCAGCTCCGCCCACATTTCTCAATGCAATTGAACGAGCACCACCTTGAACTGACGAAGCAGCACTCTCACCAATGTAAAACTCGGAACCACTTGCATCACGGGCAAGAACTACGTTATCCGCTAATTCCAAAAACCAAGTACCACCAGAAGCCGAAATGAGGCCATTCGTGTAGATGTTGTTTCGTGTGTAACTATCCGCAACCCTTGTAACTGATGCATCAAGCGTGGGGATGTACGAGGTGGCGTAGGCTCCCGCTTCCACTTGGCAACCCCATAAAAGAACACCACTTGTACCATCGCCAGTAAAATTACTTGCTGAGGTTGGAACGTAAAAACGAACGCCCGTAGTGCTTGCAACGGCAGTGCATCGGTACCATCCGTTCCCCATTGCGGTAATTGCACCAGTGCCGCTTCCTGCGTTTGTAACAGTCCCGTTCGCTAAATTAAATACTGCGCCATTTGAACCGCTTGCCCTATCAAGCATATGAAACGTGGTGTACCCGTTTGCTTTTGCAAAAACACTCATTGCGCATTGCGATGAGGAAACTAAAGCAGCGCTAAAAATTTGGTGTGTGCCACTTATTGCAGTTGGCACGATATTATCCGCTGACTGCGTGCCATCGGGTGCTATGGCTGCGTTAGCCGTAACATTTATTTCCTGCGTTGACCAAGCAGCATTGTTAAACTGCTCCGAATATGAGGCTAAATTAGTCCGCTGCGGCTCCAAGAGAAGTTTGGGGCAAGTGCTATCGTAATAGTCCAAACGGGGTAAACCGCTCACTGGGCCAACTGATACCGCTGCGGTGGTGGTGGGGCCGATATAATCAGTCATTACTCCCGACTCCAACTGGCAACCCCACAAAAGCATACCGCTTGTATTATCACCAGAATAAGTGCCAGTAGTCGCACTTGCTTTTACTCGGTGATAAAGACCTATTGAAGAACTACTCGCTACCGAACCCGTAATGCTAACACGATACCATCCAGAACCTACCGAAGTGATAGAAGCAACCGAACCATTTACATAAGTAATTGCTTGCGTAGACAAATTAAAAATAGCACGTACGGGGTAATTAGATGCGGTATTGCTAAAAATGCCAAAGTCAAAAAAACTATACCCGTCTGCTTTCACATAAATGCTTGCTGTAATTTCCCCAACCATTGTAGCCATTGTAAGGCCACGATAGTGGTCATCAGTTACTACGGTCGGAATTACCTTGTCAGCCGTTACCGCACCATTCAAGGGATTTGCGGCAGCGTTAGCGGTTACGTTTGTTTGGTTCTGAACTGTCCAGTTGGTTTGGTCTTCGCTATACAAAGCAAGATTCGTCCGCACCTTCTCTATAAGCCCGTCACTTTGCACACGGGTAGCACTTGAGGCACGGGTGAAGGTTAAGTCCCCAGTACCATCGGTCGGCTTGACAGAATACACCTTGCCATTCTTGTATCCCGAAGGAATCAGTACAAGACTTGCGTCATCAAAATCGCTCACAATCAGTTGTAGTTTAGTCTGTCAATTGCATCCACCAAGCAGGCAAATGCCTCTACCGTTCCACCGTCTGCCAACACACGAATAGAATACTTCTCAGCATAAGTAAAGGCATTATCAAAGCAAGCAGGCACACCATCACCCGTTAAGGTGCGTGTGTTGTAATCCTCATCGCCAAAGTAGGATGAGCAATATACTTGCCCCCAGTTGATATTATTTGCCATTGTCTTTTAAATAACTCTTTAACTTGATGATATTGCTCTTCTTCGGCTCGTAGGTCTTTTTAGAGAACCCAGCTCGCAAAGTTCGCATCGGTGTCGGGGTAGACATCTGCATTGTTGTTTGAATTATATTGAGGGAATGATGCTTGGTTGTAGCTCATATAAGTGATGAACCTATCCGTATAATACTGCGCCAAGTCACGAGCCTTGCCTACCAAGTAGTCAACCTCAATCTTTTCAGCGGTAGTGCTATTCTCGGAGTTGTGCTTGAACACCCCACCGTTGCCGATGGTATAAGCAGCAAAAGGCAAGTACTCCACCATTGCCCAATGGATAAGCATCGGCTGCAAGTAGTCGTTGACCAACGCCAAGTAAGGGTTGGCAAGAGTTCCTGCAATGATGTCATCGCTTATCTTGTCATACAACTTCGTGCCAGTATAGTTTTGGATGTGTATCTCCTGTGCGATTTTAATAAACTGAATAAACTTGTCCGTGTCCACGTTACCGCCAATCGCGGTGTTGCGAACCAAGTCCTCTCGTTTAATCCATAATGCAGTTGCCATATCTTAGTTTTTATATCCTCTTGTTGGTGTTTCAATAGGGGCGATAGCAACGAGGGGGTCATTCTGCATAGGTCGGAATCCCATACGAATGGCTTGGTTCACGTTGATAATATCCGTGCCGTTCAAAGAGCCTCCCCCGTAAATCTTGCCCTCTTTGGTTAGCTTCTTGCGGTAGATTCTACGCTCCCAACGATGGTGGCAGTTAGCACCGCCTTTGAATAACCATACGCTATACCTTTCACCCTGTGCTTCTGCTCCTCCCTTTGAACTCAATGCCTCTACATCCTCCTTGCGGTAGACTCTTTTGGCACCTATCAACGTGCGGCATAGCAAACGGCTTTCACCCTCTGGGTCTTTTTTAGTTCCTATGGCGTAGAAGTAACGCACCTTGTAACGCTCCGTATCTTGCTCGCTCTCTTGTTGCGCTGCAAGGTCGGTGCGTGAGTTGAGGTATGCCTCTACATCGTATTCTGCTCCCTCATCCTCAACAAGCTCAGCGGTGATTAGGTCAAAGTCCTTCATCAGCTCCTCTTCGCTTTCGCCAAGACTCTCAATGTTCAGCAGTAACTCTGCTGCAAGCTCATCACGCAGGAAGGGGCGGTCATCATTCTTTGCAAATTTGACCTTCTTCTGCGCCTTCATCTGGGAGATGATAGCAGAGGAGTTGCCTGCAAAAAGAGCCTTTGCTACATCGGGGTCAAACTGAAGCATCTGCACCAAGAAGGTGATGGCTTGGTCTACCGTTAGAACGCCATCCTTTACGCTCTGCATAATCTGCAAAGAGCTTGCAATCTGCGCTCCGTTGTACGATGCATCCTTCTTGATTAAGTCCTCGTTTGCTTCGCTCACTTGCACGGTCTCAATGTCTTCTGTTTTAACGCCTGTTGATTCCTCAATAACCTCTGCATCTTGAATCTCCGTTTCGGTGAACTCCAAAGGCTGAAGGGTCTTGAAGTACAAGTTGAGGCTGATGTCGTTGTAGGCCAAGATTTGGTCTATGCCGTCAAGGATAATCTCCTGCTTGGGTCGGATGACAAGGTTATCTAAAAGCATAGAGGCGGTCTTCAGTTCATCGGCATTGTTGCCAAGTCCTGAATTGTCCTTGATGCCCAATAGCATAGGGCTTACAATACGATGCGAAACCATTATCTTCTGTGCGGCCTCATCAGATAAGAACTGATATTGAGCAGCAGCATCCGATAGCTGAACGGTGTCAATGGTGGCTGCAAGGTCTTTGTTGTCGTTGAAGGCAAGGATGAACTTACCAGAGTTTGAGCTGCCGCTATACTTTTGAGCAATCTGATTCTCTATCTGCCTGCGCTCTTCTTCACTCGGTACACCATTATTGAAGTTAATCAAAAGTGATGGGCTTAAAGAGTTCTGTACGTTGTTGATGTGGTAGTTGGCGATTTCCTCCTCAAGCTCTGAATATGGCAACGAGCCTTGATAATCCACAGGTGAGTACGCGTAAAAGCCTGCGCGATAGGGTTTTATGTAAAGAATCTCTAACCCTTCCTTGCTTGCTCCAAACGCAGGTATGCGCACTGGCGTTTCTTTTCTACTGGCTACGTCTGTCCAATTCTTGGCGTAGTAGTAAGCATCAATATCCCCCTCATCGTTTGTCCTCGCAGCCCTCAATGTCTCAATGGGAATGTGCTGCACCTCTACAATCATATTGTGGTCTGCGGAGTACACCACTTGAAATGCACATTGCCCCATCATAACGTAGTCAGCGACTATCTTCTGAAGGCAGGGCTTGGTAAACAACCCACGCATCGCAGCATACTCGCTCGGCTTTGAGGCAGAATCCGTTGCATCCAGTCCCTTACCAAAGGTCAAATCCATCAAAGAGTTGAGGATAGCGTTGTTGGTAGGTGAGCCGTTGTACCTGTCAATCAGATACCCAAAGTAGTTATTGTCCTCTCCGTATTCAATATAGTCCTTGCCCTGAACCTCTTTAATGACAGGTGTGGTGTAGGAACTGAAGTTCACAACGTGGACTTTAGATGATGATGTACTCATTGTTGTAGCTTGTTTCTTCGGTGTAGACGTTTTGGTTCACCGTAAATTTCTCGTAGTCTGTTTGCGAAGTTACAAAGACCCTGTCCCGATATATTAGATTTCCCGATGCGAATACCTTCAACCCATAGAATCTATTGTTGACAAGTACGAACGTGCCTGTAAGGGTCATAAAACCATTCGCAGAGGCAGCAGTAACCGCAGGTGTTGCGGTGGTATTTGTTGATTCATCAATCAGCGCAATCGTAACACTCGCAGGGAACTCACGCGGTATGATTACTATTGCTTGTGGCGAGGCTGATACTTGAAGGATATGCATCTTAAGTAAATAACCTTTTAATTCAGATTTGTTTGAAAATAGAAAAGGGGCTTACGCCCCTTCAACTATTTTACCTTGCGGTAGGTTACGAGTTTGAACCCACTACAATCGTGTCGTTAGCACCTGCAAGTCCTGCGAATGGATTGGCAGTAGTAGCACCTGCGATGAAGTTGGCAGGCATAACCTCTTGTCCCTCCATTGTCAAAGTGTAACCAGATAGGTCACCCATTGCAGCACCAGTTACAATCGTTCCACCTGTTACTTCAGCACCGTTGTTCATACCCATAAGGAATGCGTTGCCGTTGTAGTCTTGTACGATAACGTAAGGGCGGCCATAAGCAAGCAACTTCAATTCTTTGTTGTCCTCCTTCGTAAGTTTGGTCAACGTCAAATTCAAAGTCTGCGTGAAGAAGGTTGTGCCATTATCACGGCTTGAGTTAAAGGTTTGCTCAAAAGAGCTATTGCCTTTTACCAAGTATTGGTAAGCAGAGAATGTACCGCTGATGTTGGTCACCTCATCGTTGGTGAGGGTAATTGTACCCAAGTCACCATAATCTACAAAGTACACGGCACGGATGCCACCTACTACGTCTTTACAGGGTACCGCCCTGCCTTTTGTTAAATCACAAGCCATTGTTTCTTTGTTTTATTAGAATTAAAAAAGAGGGCGAGGACATAGCCCAAGCCCCCTCTTGATTTACATTAACTCGGATTAAGAGTAAAGGACTACGTCAGCTCCGATTCCGTACTGAACTCCTGCGAAGAAGCGAAGGATTACGCGAATATTGGCACTTCCGTCAAGGTCAGCCATATCAAGTACACGAACTTCGTTACGCTCATCAGCCAAGCCTGTTCCGAAGAATAGGTTTGAAGCTTCAGCAGCAACCATCTTGTTAGAAGGAAGACCGTTTGCCATAGCAACGCGGATGCCATCAAAGTACAAGTCTCCGTTGCCGTACCACATTGTGCCTTTGTTGTCGAGACCATTTGCACCCAGACCAGAAGTTCCAAATCCACCAAGAGCGCGGACATAAGCCTTTGCTACGTTCTGTGGGACATAGATAGTCAAGTCCTCCTTGCCGTAAAGGGCAGAAGGGATAGCGTCTACAACTTTACCAAGCTCTGTGATTACGTTTGCAGCAGTCACGGTGGTAGCGGTTACGTCAATAACGTCAGAGTCAGCAGTCATCAAAGAAAGGAATCCAGAGAACTCACCTGCACTTGCAGCGTTGCCGTTCCAAATGTTCTGCTCAATCTTTTGGGCAGTCTTTGAAGCAACGTGAGCGATAAGGAAGTCAGCGAAAGAAGCAGGAATGCTATCGTAAGCGGAGACTCCCATCTGACCACCAATCCAAGATGAGTAGTAGTCTTTCTTGCAAAGCTGCAAGTTTACCTGAAAAGGCTCAACGGCAAGTACGCGGTCAGTCAAAGTCAAGGTAGAAGTTGCATCAAAATCGCACGTGCCATCTTTCAATAGGTCGTTGGTATTAACCTTCTGAAGGGTGGTTTTGTAGTTTACGTTTGGAAGAATCTCAATGAGTCCTTTGTCCAAAGTGTTAGCAGAAAGAAGCGCAGCAGAGATATACTTCTGCGCAAAAATACCTGCGTAGTTTGTAGTGATTGAAGTAGTTGTGGGCATTTTTATTTATTATTTATTGATTCGTGCAAGGACTCGGTCAATCGTTTTTTGTGGGCGATTGGTACTCATCTTTTGGACTTGCTTTGTTTCGGGGTTGTGCTTGATGGCTTTCGCAGCAGGTGCGGCAGATAGTTCTGCTTTAACCGCAGCCATCTCCTCCTTGTTGGCGTAACCGCCCATCTCCTCACGCATTCCTTTCATCTCCTCGCGCATCATTGCAATTTCTTCGAGAACTCTCTCAATGATTGCAACAACCGCAGGGGCTTCTTCTGCCATTGGCATATCAGCAAGTTCGGTAGCTGCTTCGGCCTCAACCTCAACTTCTACCTCTGCTTCAGCGGTGGCTTCTTTGATTTCAGCGATTACGCCTTCTTCGGTGATAACGAGTACACGACCATCTTCAAGGAGGTGTTCGCCAACTGGAGCAGCAACTCGGTCATCGCCACTTACGACAAAGACTTCGTTACCTGCTTCAAATGATTCTGCCTCAAGAACGGCTCCGTTCTCAAGTGTCATTTGCTCGAACTTAACCTCACGGATGGAGGACAGTTCAGCAAGGATGCGGTTAAGTATATTATTCGCTTTCATATCTAACTAATTAAAGGGGTTTTGATTATTTGTAACATTTTTAGAGGTCTTGCCATAGAGTATTTGTGGACTCCCATAGCGTGTTGATGGTCTGCCACTCCTCGCCAAGTATGACAACGCTTGTGCCTTGACCCACTAACGAGCCTATCCCTTGCGCTTGCAATGAGCCATCGCAGCAGGTGGACTTGTAGGTGTTGTCTTTGCATAAGCATCCACGCCTGCCACCTCTCGGTGAAGCAACGGGGAGTTTTTGTGGTCTATACATTGTTAAGTTCTTTTAGTTTAGATTCTGCCCAACGCTTACCTGCAAGACCGCCCCATAGCAGGAATGATATTGTACCGCAGGCTTGCGTGTCGTTCTCATCGTAGTATTCTTCGGCTCTTGATAGGTATGAGTACATCCGTGTGATGGTCTCTACGCTTACAGGCTTGCCCTGCGCGAGTTGCTGCGCCCTTACCTTACCGACAGGCGTTGCACACTTGTTGCCGTTCTTCTCGTTTAGTTCAATGCCACGCTTGGCGTTGTTGCGTACCGCATCGGGGTAGTCAGAGAACGACTCCATCTCGGTACGTGTTCCCGACTTCTTACGACCATCTCTTTTTATGATTGCAACAATCTGCGCAAGCATCAATGCTGCTTCCTGCTCCTCAAGATGCGCCATCTCTTGCTTGGCAAGGTTTAGCTTGTCCACAAAGTAGCCCTCAATAGAGAAGCCTTTGACCTTCCCCGTCTTGACAAAGTTTGTCCAAATCTCTGGGTTGTTGACTTTCATAGATACCATCCACGTTCCAACAGGCAAATCAAAGCCGTACTTCTTGCTCTTGTCGTGGACTTCGTCTTCAATAATCCAAGACTCTACAACCGTGAGGCCGTTGATGCCTACCTCGTGTTCAAGCGTAGCGTTGTTCTGCTTGGACTTCTGAAAGAACATCTCGCTGGCTTTGCGGATGGTGGCTTCGCTGAAGTAAACGTAGAACTCATCTTCGCCTTCGGCTCGGTAGATGGGTTTGTTGGGTACGAGTGCTGCTCCCATAAGGATGCGCTTCTCATCGCTCTGCGTAGCAAACTCCACCCGTTGTGAGTTGAGAGCAATGAAGTCCTCCTCAATAGCAGGATATTCCACAAGGGAGATTGCATCAATGCCAGTTAGCAGCATTGATTCATCAAGTATTAGTTCAATTAGTTTCATCATCCGAATGTTGCGGTTCTTACTCTTTGGCGTTGTAGTTGTTGCGAGGTCGTTACATCACCACCCACAACGTATGCACGGATGGGTTGGCTGAACTGACCTCCTATGCTCTGTGCAAGTTGGTTCACACCACCCTGTCCTACGATGTTAAACTGCGGTGGTTGTGATGGCGCAGTAGGGGTAGATGTAGGTGTGGATGGCGTCGAGCCGCCTCCCGTAGGCTGCGCGCGGTTAATGTCACGGATTGATGCAACGGTTGTTGCTGCAAGTGCTGCCAACTGAATACCCCTATTTATTGAACCAAAGGGTTCTGGTAGCGATGTGCTATTCTTAAAGATTCCGACTGCGGCTTGCGCTGCATCTATAAGCACATTTGCTGATGCTACGGCTTTGCTATTCTTGAATAACGCACCAAGCGCACCCTGTACCGCATCAATAGATTGGTTTACCATTGCGGCCTTTGCATCTTGTGCGGCCTTCTCCAATGCCGTTTGAGCATCCGTTGTCTTTTTTGTGATAGCAACAATCTCTGCTGATTGCTTCTCCTCAAGAGCAAGCCTCTGCTCTGCCGACAATTCATCCAACTGAAGCAAGGCGAAGTACTTATCACGAACTGCGTTTATCTCACGTTGTTGGTCGGTGAGTAGCATCTCGTATGCCTTATCCAATGATGCGCTCTGCTGCAAATCAAAGTCTGATAATGCTTTCTCCTGCAATGCTGCAAAGGCTTCTTCGGCCTTTATCTTCTCATCGGCTGCGGCTTTCTCCTCTGCCCTCAAGCCCTTTACTTCAATACCAAGCCTGCGCTTGCGAGCGATGCTCGCCTGCTCTAACTCCGATACACGAGCCTCTGCCTCTGCAATGGCTACGAGTTGCTCCTCGTTTGTTTCTGATATTCTTGCCTGCGCCTGAAGAGCTGAAAGCCTTAGCTTTTGGTTTTTGATTTCTTTGGATGCAACGGTCTCTTCTAACGCTCCTGCTTTTAGTACCGCAGCGATGCGCTCCTCTGTGCTTTTGGTTAGGTCATCAGCAACGAAGCGAGCCTCTGCTATCTGCTTGTTTGCCTTTGCACGTTCTACAATTAGCGCACGTTCGGCATCCTCTACGTCATTCAATAATCCTGCGACTCTTGCTCCCTCTTTGGCTGCTGCCGCTAACGTCTTGGCAAATTCAGCCGCAGCAGCACCTGCTGCCCCAATCTTGTCGGTGACGTTCTCAACTCCAAGCGCAACCTTGCCTGCTGCATCGGCTGCGGTCTTTGCCGCTTCTTTAAACTGACCCTTTAAGACAAGACCGATTGCTTTACCAAGAGCAGGCAGTAACTCTAAAAGCCCCTCAATTCGGTTTGTGATATTTTCTTTTAGCAGTTTGCCAAAATCCTTGAGTGCTTGCTGCGGATTCTGAAATGCCTCAAAGAGCTTCTCGCCAAGTTTAACAAGTACATCCGTCAGTTTGCCAACGACTGCACCAAGTGCGCCAAGAACAACCGCTAATGCATCACCACCACGCTCGGTGTTCTTAAAGTAAGTGACAAGCGATGTTACCGCGACAAGCAGCGCACCCAAGCCCGTAGCAATGATTGCACCCTTGAGTGTACCAAAGGACTTTACCGCACCACCAATACCACTCTGTAAGCTCTTGAATGCTGAGACGGCTCCGCCTGTGCGCTTGTCAAGTGCCTCAAGGCCATCTTTGATAGCATCATTGCTCTCTTTGGCTTTGGCCTGCGTCTTGTCAGCCTCTATCCCTACGGCCTTAAGCGCAGCGATTGCTTGACTTGCATCACCTTTAATCTCAATTATTTCAACTGCCGCCATTGTAGCTTAATATATTCGTTCCATCCTTCGGGTAGTTTGTTCTTGCCTTTGGCAATTTCAACGCAGTCACCTGCGCCAAGCCACTCATCCGAGTTTAGTATTTCAATTAAATAACTTAAATAGGTGGGCTTCATACTACGTTGAGGAGTTCAAATGTTGCTTTGCCTGTGGTCATATTTAGACTCACGTTGTTTATGATGTACTTGGTGTTGTTCCAGATGATTGCATTCTGGAGGTTCAGCGTTATGATTTTACCGATGGGAAGCACCGCTTCTACGTTGTACACCCTGCGGCTCTTGGCATACAGGTCGGTAATGTAGTTGCTCCACTCGTTGTTGTAGAGGCTTTGGTTTACCGATTGCAGGTGGTATGGGTCAATGTCTGCGCCAAAGCAAATAGAATGCGATGCGCCTGCACTTGAGTATCTGTTTGATGTGTTAGAGTACCAAGCGATAACTACGTCTCTGTGAGTTCCATCTGCATTTACAAATGTTAAGCGTTTTGTAGTTAAGTCGTAGTCATCAAAGTACCCATAGAATAAAACAGGCGCACCCAAATATGGGTTAAACGTACCATCTTCATTTGCTTCACTTGTGATGCTTTTGTAAACGAGTACGTTTGTCAGACCCCCCGTATGCAGGTCAGTCAGCCTTTCAAATAGCGGACATTCAAACGGAACCTCAATTAGGAACTCATCGCCATCAAAATTGAAGGTATTATTTAAATCCCCAAATCCTACGTTGTTTGTTTGCAGGTATTGGAAGCCAAGTATCTGCTCTGTGGGTTGGTACTTAAATTCAATCTCCCTGTAAAGCGGTGGGCGGTTTACGGTGTACTCCGTGATGTCAAGATAGGTCTGATAGTTTT